AGCTAAAACTGGTATGGCAAGTAAATACAAAATGCCTACTGATACTAAAAAAGCAGAAAATGCTGATAGGATTGCTTCTGCCGTAAAAGACGCCGCATCAATGAGTGTTCCTGGAGAATTAGCTAGACGGGCAATGGGCAAATTTGGTGGATCAGATACTGAAGAATCACTGGCTCCCGGTCAATATAGACTTAATAAAGGTGGCATGATGAAAGAATCCAAAGCAATGGTTGGTAAAGAAATGTCGTTCATGAAGAAAAAGGGCGCTCCGGCATCCATGATGAAACATGAAAAAGCAGAGATGATGGGTATGAAAATGGGTGGTATGCCCATGAAAGATGGCAAACCCGCGTTCATGCAGAAAAAAATGATGGGTGGCGGTATGGCTAAATACGCTAAAGGCGGCGGCATTGAGTCTCGTGGCAAAACCAAAGGCACAATGGTGCGTATGGCTACCGGTGGTTCCGTTAGCTCTGCTTCACGCCGTGCTGATGGTATTGCTCAACGCGGCAAGACACGGGCTTGATATGCGCCCATCTCGCGGCATGGGAGCCATAGCTCCTTCAAAGGTGCCTAAACTCATCAAGAAGCGAGATGGGAACGAACCTGTTAAGGTGTTTAAAGAGGGTGGCAAGGTGAATGAGGCAGGTAACTATACCAAGCCGGGGCTGCGTAAACGCATCTTCAACAGTATCAAAGCTGCTGCGGTTCAAGGCACAGGTGCTGGGCAGTGGAGCGCGAGAAAAGCCCAGCTAATGGCTAAACGGTATAAGGCTTCTGGCGGGGGTTACAAAGATTGAAAGCGCCGCAACAATCACTGAAAGACTGGGGCGACCAGAAATGGCGCACAAAATCAGGTAAACCCTCCAGCAAAACTGGGGAGCGGTATCTGCCTGAAGCTGCTATAAAGTCCTTGTCCTCCTCTGAATACGCTGCGACCACAAGGGCGAAACGTGCAGGCAAGGCGGCAGGTAAACAGTTTGTAGCTCAACCAAAGAGCATAGCCAGAAAAACAGCGGGATATAGATAAAAGGAAAAATAATGAACACTCCTGAATATCAAGAATGGATAGATGAATGTCTCGCTGATGAGAATAGAGAAATAGAAGAGCAGATTATGGCTGAAGAAGAGCTTGGCTAGAAAAACAGCGGGATATAGATAAAATGGACTATTTTGCTTACATCCATTGCAAACCAGACGGGATGCCTTTTTATGTTGGTAAGGGGGTTCGCACTCGCTATAAGAATTTTAAAGAACGTAGTGTGTATCATAAACGAGTAGTTGATAAACACGGGGCTGATAAAATTCTTATAGGAAAGTTAGACTGTTCGACGAATGATATTGCGCTGCAACTAGAGGTAGGCTTAATTAAATGCTTGCGCCGTATGGGGGTTCGTCTTGTAAACCTGACTGATGGGGGTGAGGGGAATGTAGGGTGGAAGTGTCCAGAGAAGGTTAAATTAGCAGTCGCTGAGGCTAACAGACGGCGCGTATGGTCTAAAGAGCAACGCGAAAAGATTGGTGAGGCATCTCGTGGGAAAAGGCGTCCGGAACATTCTGTTTTTATGAAAGGTAGATTTGTGGGGATTAACAATCCAGTGTTTGGTTCTGGTGGGCGACAGCGGGGCGCAAAAAATCATTCTGCTAAAGTCGTTAGTGGGGTTAATGGCGCAATTGTTCGCACGTGGGCTACGCTAACGGAGGCATCAATAGATTTGGGTGTTAGTATACAAGCGATATGCCAGTCTATTAAAAAGAAACACCGGTCTAAGGGTTGGGTTTTGGAGTATAAAAATGGCCTATAAAACTACAGCCACCACCGATTTTAATTTAAGTTTGAATGATATTGTCGAAGAGGCATTTGAACGCGTTGGTTCTGAATTATGCTCTGGTTATGACATGCGGACGGCAAGGCGTAGTTTAAATTTATTGACGATGGAATGGGCATCAAAAGGCATTAACCTCTGGACGATTGAGCAGGGTGAGCAGGTATTGACGTATAACGATGGAACCTACGATATTCCGGTTGATACGATTGATCTGTTAGATCACGTTATTCGCACGGGAACTGGCACCAATCAAACCGACATCACCATCTCCCGTATCTCAGTGAGTACCTATGCCACGATACCTAATAAGAACGCTACTGGAAGACCCATCCAAGTATGGTTCCAAAGAAAGACAGGCGCTACGGACGCTGCCAACGCAGTCGTTTACCCACAGATTCATGTCTGGCCTAAACCAGATAACAGCCAAACTTATACATTTGTGTATTGGCGTCTTCGTCGTATGCTTGATGCTGGGAATGGTATTAACGGGCAGGATGTTCCTTTTCGTTTTATCCCCTGTATGGTGGCTGGTCTTGCGTATCACCTCTCCAAGAAAATCCCCGGAGCAGAGTCCCGCATCCAAATGCTGAAAGCGGACTACGATGAAGCGTGGGAATGGGCTTCCACCGAGGATCGTGAGAAGGCACCGATTCGTCTAGTTCCTCGCCAGATGTTTCTAAGTTAAGAAATGCCCTCTCCATTTGCCAGTGCTAGGAATTCAATTGCCGAGTGTGACAGGTGCGGATTTCGGTATAAACTGACTGAATTAAAGCCGTTAACAATCAAGACTAAGATAACCAATATTCTTGTTTGCCAGACATGCTGGGAGCCAGATCAGCCTCAGTTGCAGCTTGGGATGTATCCGATTAACGACCCACAAGCGGTTAGGAACCCCCGGTCTGATAACAGCTATGTGACTTCAGGGGTAGGGAATGACGGATACCCTAGCGGGGGGAGTAGAATCATCCAATGGGGCTGGAATCCAGTAGGTGGTTCTAGGCAGTTTGATGCAGCTTTGACCCCCAATAATTTGGCTTTAACGGTGAGTATCGGCACGGTTACAATAGCGGTTACTTAGGAGACGGACATGGACAAGAAACAAGTAAAGCAGATTGCTGACAAAGAAGTAAAAGTGCATGAGAAGCGTTTACACGGCATGAAGAAGGGTGGCCCTACGGGTATGGCTATGAAAGCTGTAGGTCGTAATATGGCTCGTGCGAACAATCAGAGGGGCAAATAATGGCTGATAACAAACCTGCTTCTGCCTACGCCAAACCGCACACGATGGCAGGTAAGTCTGTGACGGTGAGCAATAATCCCGGTTCTGGTGAGGATATGAGTGACGGTAAAAACCGGCGCATGAGCGTTGGCAATGTCAGCAACTCAATGAAGAACGACGTTAAGACCTCTGGCATTGTAGTGCGTGGTGGCAAGGCGCAGACCAAAGGTCGTATGGCGCGGGGGCCGATGGCTTAAGCTATGAACTACTCTACGCTGTTTATTACGATCAAGGGCTACCTAGAGTCCGACTTCCCCGATACCATTTTCTACGGTAGCGACGGGGTAACCGCGACTACTCTTACCAGCGTAGAGCAGATCAATACATTCATCACCCAAGCTGAACAGCGTATATACAACTCTGTTCAGTTTCCCTCGTTACGAAAGAATGTAACTGGTTCTGCTACCACGAGTAACAAGTATCTGTCCTGCCCTTCGGACTTTCTGGCTTCGTATTCGATGGCGGTGATAGACCCTACCACTGGCGCATACTCTTACCTGCTTAACAAAGATGTTAACTTCATACGTGAGTCCTACCCGATTCCGACTGATACAGGCACTCCGGCGTATTACGCTTTGTTCGGCCCTACAACTACAAGCGCCAATCCCCCAGTGCCTACCAATGAGTTGTCGTTCCTTTTGGGGCCAACACCCGATGCGGTGTACAGCGTAGAGCTTCACTATTATTACTATCCTGAGAGCATCACGACTGCTTCTAGTGGGCAGTCTTGGCTTGGAGATAACATTGATTCAGTTCTTCTCTATGGAGCGATGGTTGAGGCTTGCACGTTTCAAAAGACTGAAACTGATATTTTCACCGCGTATAACAGCAAGTATCAAGAAGCCCTTGCACTGGCTAAACGGTTGGGTGATGGACTTGAAAGACAGGATGCGTACCGCAGTGGGCAAGCTAGGGTTCCGGTGAAATAAGATGGCTTTTACGGGAAATATTACAACCAACGCCTTTATCTTAGGGCTACCCAGCGGGTCATATAACTTTGCTACTGGGACATCTGACGTATACAAGATCGCCTTGTATACCAACGCGGCTACGCTTATCGCTACAACTGCTGTTTATACGTCTGTGGGTGAGGTTGTAACTACAGGCTACACAGCCACTGGGTCTGTCTTGACGGTTAGCACAGTCCCCATAGTTACAAACGACGTAGCCTACTGGTCGTTCACCAATGTTTCATGGTCTGGTGCTATTACTGCCCGTGGTGCGTTGATTTACAAAGTCAGTGGTGGGACGGTGTGCGTTCTGGACTTCGGTTCGGATAAGACCTCTACCACTACATTTACAGTGCAGTTCCCTACGGCAGACAGCACTTCAGCCATTATAAGGATTGCGTAACCGCAAGGAGTTTTTATGTCAACAAACGATAAAGCCAAGTCTGTAGATGAAGTTTCCAGCGGACTTATTTGCGGTGTGCGTCCTGAAGAATCAGCCGTGGCGCTTGGGCGGTTTGATCTTGAATGTATCGGCGCGGATGGCAAAGTCAAGTGGTCTGGTTCTGTCCCGAATCTGGTGGTGAACGTAGGTCTGGCTTATATGGCTGGCTCTGCGCTGACTAGCGTTACTGCAATAACCACTTGGTATATTGGCCTGTATGGTGCTGGAGCGTCTAACACCCCTGCTGCTGCGGATACCATGTCTAGTCATGCTGGTTGGACTGAGAACGTCGGTTACAGTAACGCCACTCGTGTGGCGGCTACCTTTGTTACTGCGACAACTGCCAATCCGTCTGTGGTTACAAACTCAGCTTCCCCTGCGTCGTTCACCATCAATGCGACTTCTACAGTTGGTGGGGCTTTCCTGACCAGTGGTAGTGCTAAGAGCGGCACGGCGGGAACACTGTTTTCGGCATCTGACTTCACCTCTCCGGGTGACAGGTCTGTAGTTTCTGGCGACACAATCAATGTAACCTACACTATGAGTTTGGCGGGGTAATGTGTTTGGTATATCGACTTTTGCGAACTCACCGTTTGCTTCATTAGCAGGGGCAGTATATAACTCAGCGATAAGCGAGACAGGGACAGCTACAGACGCTATAAGTAGTAGTCAGACGTTTATAAGTGCGGTAACGGAAACAGGAACGGCTACAGATGTAGTGTTAGTAGCGCCAAGTATTTTTAATGCGCCCGTGTTGGAAACAGGGACAGCGACTGACGCAGTAAGTGGTAGCCAGACGTTTGTATCTTTCATTTTAGAGACAGGAACAGCTACAGACGGAGTAAGTAGTAAACAGATATTTATAAGCACAATAACTGAAACAGGCTCGGCAACAGATGTAGTAGCAAGTAAGCAGACGTTTATAAGTTCAATTGCAGAGCTTGCAACGGCGACGGATTCTATTTCCCGTAGGCTGTTATGGGAACTTATTGATGATTCACAAACAGCTAATTGGGTAGTGATAAATGCTTCAAATGCTACGTCATGGGGAACGATAGACACAAG